CTATCGAACACTTGTTCGACCCATCCCCCCCACGACCCGCCGGCGCAAGTGATACCAGGCAGTGGGGTTTGTGATTTTGTACTATTCTCGAACCTTACCCCCTTGGCAGGTATGTGTCTAGTGTTGCCGGATAGTTTCTAGGTTTTTTGTAAAGCCTCAGAACGTTGAGCGGTGCAGACAGGTGGGCTTACTAACGCCCAACCTTCTGAAGCCTCGTCGCGTGTCGCGTACGCAGAAGGGTGGTGACCCGGGGGTCAGGAACGCCCAATCGAGCATGAAGCTGGGCCTATCGACCGTAGGTTCCTCGTTTTACGGTTGCCGCATGTTCTCGCAGACTTGACGAACGTTTTTGACGTGTCTGCTCGCCTGCGTGTTTCTGGGCAGGGGGAGATTAGAGCCTCTAACGCTCGACGCTCCACGATGATAAGGCGTGGTATGTGCTGATTGTATATGCCTATCTCACGTTTCGTACAATAGGTTTTCCCTATCGCGGGGGTTTTTGTGATAAGTTCAGCCTATGACTCGCAGAGGGATAGCACGTCAAGCTGAATCGCAGTATCGGGAGATTCGTGCGATTGATTTACGTCGCCAAGGCTGGACGTATGGGGAGATAGCGAAAGAGGTCGGGTACGCCGATCATACTGGGGCACGTTTAGCAGTGTTGCGTGGGATGCAGCGTGCTTTGCAGGAGCCGGCTGATGAGTTGCGTGAGATGGAAGCGACTCGCCTGGATGCGTTGCAGCAGGCGTATTGGCGGCCAGCTCTTGATGGGGATGTGAAGGCTGCGACGATCTTGTTGAAGTTGATGGAGCGTCGCTCGAAGTTGTTGGGCCTGGATCAGCCGATCAAGGTCGAGTCGAATGTGACCGTTTTTGAAGGCGGTTCCGAGTTGGACGCGGAGGTGCAGCGCCTTGCCGAGTTCCTTGCAAGTAACGCCAACACAGATAGTGGCAGCATCACGGCTGCTTTGGCGATCGAAGCTGGCTCGCCCGGAGCAGACGAGTCCTGACGGCGACTGGTCAACGTGGCTGTATGTCGCCGGTCGTGGCGCGGGGAAAACTCGCACTGCTGCTGAGTGGGTTGCGGATAAGGCCACTTCTGAGGTGTGTCGTATCGCTATTGTCGCTCCGACGTTTCCTGACGCACGCGACGTGTGTATCGAGGGTGATTCTGGGTTACTAAGCGTCGTAAAGCGTTACAGGGTGTTGCAGAATTGGAACCGTTCGCAAGGCTCGATGCGTTTGACGAATGGGAGCCAGATCAAGATTTTCTCTGGCGAGGAGCCGGAGCGTCTGCGTGGACCGCAGCACCACTATTCGTGGGTGGATGAGCTTGCGGCGATCATGAAAGCACGTGAGGTGTGGGATCAGTTGAAGTTCGGGCTGCGTTTGGGAAGTCATCCTCAGACGATTGTTACGACGACCCCGAAACCTACTCCGTTGATGCGTGAGTTGTTGAATCGTAATGACGGGTCGATTGTGATTACTCGCGGCGCGACGTTCGACAATAAGGCGAATCTGGCTCCTGATGCTTTGCGTGAGTTGATGGCTCGGTATGAGAACACTCGCCTGGGTATGCAGGAGTTGTATGGGGTGATGCTGGAGGACGCTGAGGGTGCGTTGTGGACGGTGAAGATTCTTGACGATAATCGTGTCGCCGCGTTACCAGATAACGTTGTTCGCAGAGTGATCTCAGTTGATCCTGCCGTTACGTCGCATGATTCTTCTGATGAGACTGGCATTGTGATTGTTTCCCGTGACCGTAACGGGCATGGGTATGTTGAGGGTGACCATTCGATGCGTGGCACCCCGATGGAATGGGCAAAGAAAGTCGTCGATGCGTTTGACTACTACGAGTGCGACAACATCATCGTTGAAGTGAACCAGGGCGGCGAACTTGTAACGCAAACGTTGCGCACGATCCGGCCTGACCTGCCGATTAAGGAGATTCGGGCGACGAAAGGTAAGCGGCTTCGGGCTGAACCGATCTCGAGCTTGTATGAGCAGGGCCGAGTGCATCATGTGGGCAATTTTGAGACTCTTGAAACGCAGATGACGACGTGGACGCCTGATGATGCGAAGTCTCCTGACAGGCTTGACGCTTTGGTGCATGGCTTGACAGACTTGATGAACGCTGGCGGCACGGAAGCGTATCTACGTTCACTTGCAGTAGTGTGTGAGTGTGGATTCCCGAACATTAAGGGATCAGTGGTTTGTGTCGATTGCGGCGTAGAGTTGAAGGCAGGATAAATGGGTATCCGCGAGCGCATCGGTAAGGCTCTGGCTATTCCTGCCGGCGCTGTTACCCAAACGGAGCAGCAGATAGCCGCGCAGGTTCCAGCGTCTGGTACTTCCGCTGTCCCAATGGATCGTAACCCTGCCGACTATACGGTTCCGTTCGCTCCTGGCCGCCCACTGATCCCAGCTCTGATCAATCAGCCCGAGGATAGTGGCCGGGCTACTCCGCGTCGTTCAGAGTTCCCTGTCGCATGGAACTTGCAGATCACTGAGCAGCGTGTCGTCCCGTTCCGTCTTTTGCGTGAGATCGCTGACGGTTCTGACATTGTTCGTAAGTGCATTGAGGTTGTGAAGGGCGCTATCGCTGGGCTGGAGTGGGATATTTCCCTATCGCCTGACGCGACCGAGCGTGTCATGTCCGACCCAACAACTTTAGGACATACTGCGGCTGCGCGTGAGGCTCGCAAGAATCTCCTGCCTGACATTATTCGCTGCCGTGACTTTTGGGCCATGCCCGACCGCGTGAACGGGTTATCGTTTTCCGAATGGGTCGGTATGGCGTTGGAGGAAATGCTCGTCATAGATGCGCTTTCCATCTACCCCAACAAGACACTCGACAATAAGAACCTTCACTCGCTGGAAATTCTTGACGGCGCGACAATCAAACCCCTCCTCGACGACCGTGGCGGGCGGCCCGTTCCCCCATACCCGGCGTATCAGCAGATTCTGTGGGGTTTCCCGCGCGGGGAGTTCACTGCGTCAGCGGACGCTGACGGCGAGTTCACTGATGACGATTTGGTGTATGCGCCACGTACTCGCCGTCCTTTCACTCCCTACGGATATAGCGCTGTTGAGCGTTCCTTGCCTGTCGTTGACTTGTATATGAAGCGGCAGCAGTGGTTGCGTACCGAGTTCACTGATGGTGTTACTCCGCAGATGTTCATGGAGACTGACGCGACGTATGGCGGTAATCCTGAATTGTTGAAGGCGTATGAGCGCGTGTTCAATGATGATCTTGCCGGGAAGATGGAGCAGCGTCGTCGTATGCGTATGCTGCCTGAGGGTATGCATCCTGTTTTCCCGCCTGGGGTGGATTCGCTGTATAAGCCTGAGTTTGATGAGTACCTGGTGAAGCAGGTGTGTGGGCATTTCGGGATCATGCCGACGCAGATTGGTTTCTCACCGAAGGGCGGTTTGGGTGGTAAGGGCGTTCAGCAGGGTGAGGCCGCGTCGAGTGAGATGATTTCGATGAAGCCACTGATTTTGTGGCTGACTGATCTTTTGAATCAGCTTTCGTATCGTTTCTTGGATATGCCGAGGGATTTGACGTTCACGTTCCAGTTCGAGAACACCTCGCTGGAGGAGTCGAATGCGAAGCGTCGCCAGGAGCAGTTGCAGTCAGGGCAGATGACGATTAATGAGGCTCGTGCTGAGCTTGGTTTGCCGCTGTTTACGTTCCCTGAGGCGGATATGCCGTTTGTTCTTTCGACTTTGGTGCCTGCTGGGGATGTTCAGGAGATTCTTGCTGATGAGGGCGTGAATCCTGAGACTGACCCGCAGAATCAGCCCGTGGATGAGCCTGAGAGGGAGCCTGTTCAACCGAAGTTGAAGCCGGTGTCTATTGGGCAGTCCGTTTCGGTGAATCCGATTGATATTGAGCTGGCTGCGTTTGCGAAGTGGACGAAGGGCACTCGTAAGCGCGAGTTCGTGTTTGAGTTTATTGATAGCGCTAAGGGTGTTTCGTTGAATGCGTTGGCGAAGCATGATCCTACTGCTGCGCGTGAGTTGGCTTCAGTGTTCAAGTCGGATAAGCCGATGAAGACTGAGAATGGGATGAAGTTCCCTGCTGAGGCGTTTGCGTACGTTCCTGAGCCTTCTAAGCCTTCTACGTGGAAGTTGCGGTTGTGGGAGACACCAACGTCGGGGCCGACGGCTGCTCAGACTGGCAGGGCTGCTGCCGCTTTTAGTTCGGGTGGGTTCCGTGGGAATCAGGTGCAGATTCCGGCTGAG